TAAAGTAGTTCCATTACTTCCAGTAAATAAAATATTATCAATAGAAAATTCCTGATCTGCTGCGGTTGGCTCAATCCAGATGCCATTCGGAGGATCAATAATAGATCCATTTTTAATTGCATGTCCCGGAATCATTTTAATTCCATAATTAGTTGGTGCTACTATTAGAAAGTATTCAGTTTTACAAGTGTCTGGAATCACTGTACCACATCCAATAAATGAATTAGATATGTTACTTCTATTTGATGAAGCAGGTGGGAAAAGAATATCTCCACAATCTTGAAATAAAGATCCAAACACTTCCATTGTATCCATGTTGGTATCTGAGAAATCTATCTGTAATTTCGCTGCTCCGGCTGATTTTAGAATACATCCGTTTATACCTGCCGTACCGGAAGCCTCACCTAATTGAAATAGATTAGTTCCTGTAGAGTTACCTAATGTAGATATTTTAATCCAATCACTCGCAACCGGGATATCAGCAGCAACTATCTCCTGATTCTTATCTATGAAATAACTATCTCCAGTATCAGGATCAGCTATCTGCAATGGGCCTTTCAAAGCTATAGATCCTTCCTGTTCTTCCATAAAACCAAAAGCATTGGTGACACTTTCAGATAATGCTAATACTTCTGCAAAATTACCCTCTGTAGCAACCCCACCACCTTTTACAATGAGTGGTCCATCAGCATAGTGTAAATAGTCAATCCAACAATTTTGAACATTACCAGATACTTTTCCATTAACAACAATTTCCATACCAAGATATTGAATAGTAGATCTTGTAGGATCAGTGCCGTTATTAGAATCGAACGCTTTTGTACAATCTACAGTATAAGATACCCAGCCACCTGGAAATGATGTTGCCATATCCCAATAACCTATATTTCCAGAACCATCCTCTGCTGTCAATTTAACACTTGTAATAAAATGTGCCTGTGCAAAGTTAATCCATAAATATAAATGCTTCCCACCAGTAGTCATATCAAAATAAGCTGTATTTTGAGTATAGTAATCAAACTTAGCCCAACCAGTAGCACTTGATACTTTTAATAAACCATTGCAGCTCGAACCTTCACGATAATTATCAACAGTATTTGCAAGAGTGTTACTTGCAGACCAATTAGTTGCGACCGAACAATCAGAGATGGTATGAATGTTAGAAGCATCTAATGTTACACTCATGTGTGAAACCTATGACAAAAGGTTATTGAAATTGCAGAAATTGCCCACATTGAAAGGTCTGTATTAATATACATTACATCACCAGTGGGTAATAGTTCTGCTGGTATTTTAGACATATCAGAGCCAAAAATATATAGCACATCTTCATCCGGATGAACATAATCAGCCAATTCTACACCTTCTACTCCTGCAAGTGCAAGATTAACAGGACACTCAACAAAAACTCTTTTCACCCCTGGATAAAGGGCAAGCCCCTCTTCAATTGTTTCTACAAAATGATTAACCATAGAACCATCACCACCCGGAAGCTCAGAATTAGTTTCATTTACTATGATGATATCTGTTACACCAAAAGGTTTTGAAGCAGTACGAAAAATATCAGTAGAAGATACTGAGCCTGTCGAACCATTCACCCAGTCATCTGTAAAACAATACATAAGTCCAATCATTCTATCCTCCAAACCAATAATCTATCGCAATATAAGTTGTTTCAGCAACTGCAACTGCTACTAATCCTATTATAACATACTTCATAATCTTAATCTGTAACTGCTGCTTGTCGAAGGAACTCTGCAAAGTCACTATTGATATCCCCATACTCGCTGATATATTCTTCTGTTTTCGTACTTCCTGCTGTGAGTTCATCAATGATTCGTTCGAGTTCGATACTGTCCGCTTCAAGTTCCTTATTATACCTCTGGACTGAACTAAGTTGGCGTTCGATAGTCTCAGTTGATCTAACAAACTCGATTCGTTGCTCTCGTAACGCTTCAAGAGCAACGTTAGTGTTACCTTTTCCTGCGAAGATAAGCCAAATAAGACCGATGATAATGAGAGTAAGCACAATAATAATAAGAATTTTCTTATCCACATTATTCCCCTTCCTCTATACTTACATCTATTGGAACTCTTTCAATTCGTACAATAGAATCTATACCGTTACCATGTGGTAATGGTACATTGTTTAAATCCATTAACGATCCTGAATAATGCATACAATAAAAAACTCCGGAATAATCAATATAAGTAATTTTCCAATCATTCATTATTGACTCCTTTTTACTTCTTCAAATCCTTTATAAAGGTTAATGCCTCACGACCAAATACTACAATCAGCACAATAAAGATCCAAACATAAACTATTCCACTCTCCGGAATGTGTTTATTCGTGATCATGCTGTAAGTTATATACAGTACAATTCCCTTAATTCCCAAAAGTTTAGAAATTGCATTGACTACTCTTGTCGGGAGATACTTTATAGCATCCCAAAATGTCATGTCTTTATAATCCATTATAATACCTCCAAATACACAGGATCACCATGCCGTAACTCTGGTTCTATAATTCGAGCTATAGAAGCCATTTGCTCATCAGTATCCCCACCTCTAATACAACCTAACGTATGTTTATATTTATGAGTGTGATGAATATGGTATTGTGTATCTATTTGAATTTCTCCTGTAGGTTGCCAGTAATTCCCCTCTCTATCTAAACTCCATACAAATACTTCTCTTTTCATTGTTGTTTTTATTTTTACATGACCAAACTCTTTTACTTTTTCAGAATCTGTTAACCATTCAATAGCTGTTATCTCAAAAATTCCCGAAGGTGCCTGCCTGGGATAATAAGGTTTTCTATGACCTTTTTCCGGATAAGTATAAACAACTTCATTCTTTTTACGTTTTCCATTTAATTCCTGCCGTACTTTGCAATTTGCAGGATACCTGGCAATTTCAGTATTACCATTCATTACTATAATTTCTGACCAAGTGAATATTACTTTCATCCCAACCCCCCTACTTTACCCCAGATAAGGACCATTTGAACTATTCCATAAATCATTGCAGGTGTTAAAAAACCGATTGCTATAAATAAAATATTTATTTTAGTATTGATAGTTTCTTGTCTACTGTCATTTTTATACAATTCAGCAATAGAACCTTTATTTCTTTGAACTTCACCATTAATAAGCTCAATTTGAGCCTCTAATTTTTCATCTCTGAGTTTTTGCTCACTTTTCATGTGCTCAATCTCCAGCTTCAAAAGCTCATTCTTACCTTTCATTTGTCCAGTTGTTTCTTGTGACATCAACTTTAGATCAGATATCTCTTTTTCTATTTCATTAAGTTTATCAAGTATTAGTTTTTCAGTAGTGCTATCTATCGCCATTTGTAACCCCTTTTACACCAGTTAAAAAAGAGTATAACTCAGAAATTCACAGTCGTCAATTATCTACTCAATAACTCTTTATCAGCTGCTTGAACTAAAGATAAAAATATTGGAGAACCCGTGCAACGGCAATTGTCAGCTCTACCTGCATGTTTAGGTTCTTCTCGTCCGGAAACTCTCCTCCAGGTTTTTCCACCATCTTTGGAAATTTTACCATCCTTCCATCTCCTCCAAACTCCATCCATTTTGTAATGTGAATACTTGGATTTAGGATATAGACCTCTGGGATTACCTCTGACTTTCTTATCTGATTTTGTATGCCAATCATAAGCTTCAATACCAGCTTCCTCAGACATACTCTGTTGTAAACGAGAACTCAAAGTTCCCACAGAATCCCTGGCAACATAATTAGCTTGTACTGTAGTTAATCGGGTATTATGAGCTATTATTTTTTCACTTATTTCCTTCCAACTAGAATCATCAGCAATACCATCAGCAATAACTTTATTGATTTTCTTAGCATGTAATGTGGCATAATCTCTTAATCGTTCTACATTATCAGCTGCCCATTCTGCAACTATTTTCCGTTCAGCTTCAGTTTCAAAAATAGTGACATCTACTCCTGTAGCTTGTCTAACGAACTTTGACCATTGTCTTTTACTTTGTTTGGCAATAGAACCAGCTACTCTCGTCAAAAAAATAGAAGTAGAAAAAGCAGCTAATCCAATTCTAGTGATAGTTCCTGCAATTTCAAGTAATACGCTTGAAGCACTTGTTTCACTAGACTCTACCACAACATCTATGTGCAAGCCTACTTCTGAATCTTGTCTCAAACGCTGAAAATACCACTTCTCAGCCTCTTCCAACATAGGAAGGGTAACATAAAGTGCAAAGGCTGTTTTAAGTAGCCTACGGTATCTCACCTCTTGCGTGTATGGATAATTCCAATTAACTTTTCTGCCTAATTGAGAAGAACGTTCTCTGGCTTTTGGACTTAATTTTGCTCTCCGAGAAAGTATATAGGGATATAAATACGATTCTTTAATCGGCATCAGGTTCTGGTTCCTCTTTTTTCTTATTTATTTCTTCCTCTTCTTCAATAGGATAAGGACCTATTGCATCCGGATCAAATACACCATCTAAAAGTTCAGTCTCAAAAGAGTATTCCCCAGTAAATCTTGATTCCCGAATTTCTTCTGGTAATAAAACTCCCATTTCAAGATATACCTTATCAGTTTTAGCTTGCTCCCCTCGCATTGAATTTGCTTCCTGCACACTGGGTTCCCAGGGATTATTGAAATCAAAAGATACTTCTTTACCTGTCATGTGTTTTAAAAGAGTAGTAAGAACTCCTTCCATCTGCAGTTCCTGTTGCCCAGTGAGATAAGCATTGTAATTTCTTTCATCCATTTCGCCTTTGTTATTTAGGCCGCTTGCTTGTCTTCCAAACAAACGACTTGCCGGAATATTAGTGACTCCGGAGAGAACCATCATGAATTTATCCCAAAGTTCCGGAACACCAGCTAACTGAGGAGTATTTCGGAAAAAATCCTCATCTCCTTCAGAATCCAGAAATATAGCATTAAGTAGCGACTTCGCCTGATTCATAGTCTCCATGCGGTTTGCCATCATCTCAGCACCATTTTCTGATTGAAGAATCTCCCTTAATCCGGCAATTTTATAAATAGCAACAATTATTTCAGTTCCTAAATTACCCATTCCCTGCTCAAATGTGCCATATCTGGATAATTGATTATAAATACTCTGAACAACACCAGTTCCCCAATACATATATTCTTCTTCGTCTACAGTACCAGTAGAGAACATACTGGAAAATCCTGGATCAGTTACAACTGGAATAGGATTTCCTTTAATTATCAAACACTGAGTAGCGTGTACCTTGAAAGTTTTATTCTGATTACCAGCTGGTGTTATTTCAAACAGGACCGGTTCACCAAATCTACTTGGATCAGACTTTCCATCTTCCCATTTTAATACTCTAATTTGACTGGCAGAGAACACTTTTAATTGCTTAATATCCAGCTTCTCACCTTCTTTGTAAGGTTTTTCACGTGGTTTACTTGATACCATCCAAATAACACCCCCACGAAACAACCTTGCCCAGCTGATAGCTTCATTAAAAACCGCCTTTGCTTTTAATTTTTTTAATTGTTTAAGGATATCAGAATCTCCATCATCAGATAATGAAATCCAAGCCCTTGTCATATCATCAGCAGGGGCTTTTATGAGTTTTGTAACCCAACCATCTCCAGCAAACATACTGGCAAGCTCAAGATCAGAAATTACTTTAAAATCTCCAAATGAAGTGTCCTTAGTAACATCCTGTTTACCACCGAATCCTTTATAAGCATTCTCCCAATTATCTTTACGAGTTACTATTTTATCACTCATCATCCACTCCCTTTATTTCGAATACAGATACCCAAATCTGCTTCCACCATCTTCCGGATGTAACCATTGTCTCTGCAGACTGCTCATAGAGTCTGGTGCATCGTTTGGTTCCTGTCCATCCATATAATCAATAACCTGCTCCAAATATTCCGGATCAGTAAGAGGAGTCCAATCTATCCTCTCCCAGTATCGTTTTCCATAAGTCTGAATCTTCATATCTTTGTTAGTGGCTTCAAAATATTCAGAAACCTGTGGTCTATGGTTTATAATACCATCTTTTGCCAGTCTGTCTATAGCTCGTTGCAATTCTTTTTCTCCAAAACCCTTATCAGCGTTACTTTCAATAAAAATTTTTCTGACAAATCTGGCAGAACAATCTTTTACAATCCTGATTGCCACATCTGAAATAGCTGTTGCATCTCCGGAGGACGCTTTAGAAAAATCATCATAGAATAATTGACCAAAGCCCTGAATCCGTTTATTACTATGCAACTGCATCACTGTGTAGGCACCAGTGTGTTGCCCAGCATATTTTGCATCAACATGAGCATAACTGTTCCTCCAGGGCTCTGCAGGAGCAAAACAAGGATCCTGAAAGATCATATCGCTAGCTGCAATATGCTGAAGCATATAATTACAATTAAAAAGTACATCTGTTGTGTATTTTTTCTTATAAGCAATGTCTTCCGGAGTTAAAATACCAACTCTATCAACATCAAATTTCATATGAGGAGCTGGAGGAGTTATTGTCCACCCATCTTTTTTATGCCAGGGAGTTCCTTCATGTATTAATCTGGCACCGGGATCTAATACGTTGGTGATTACTTCACGCATGTACTCAATAGTTTTATCCCGTTCAGCTTCAGAGATACGATCATCCAATGTGATGATATCACAAAGGACAATTACATCATAATGAGCTCCGGTTATATTGGTCCCAATTCCATAAGCATCCAGGTTTCCCTCTTTGGAATCCGTTGTTTTAAAATTCCAAACAATACTGGCTTCTTTTTTTCTGATTTCTCTAGGAGTAATACCATACACAGCCTGAAATAAATCTTTCATAACTGCAGACCGCATAAAGGCCCGAACAATTCCGGATATAGATGCTGCCTCAGTGTAACTCTTTCGGATAATAGCGATACGTGAATTAGGGAAAGTTAAAAGGTGTCTGACAATTCCAATTACAGTAACAGCAGAAGTTTTATAACTTCCTCTATGAGCTTGGATAGCATTTATGTTTTGTTTAGTGTCCCACATTGAAGTGATCCATTTACTATGCAGAGGAAGTAACTTTTCAAATCCTAAACTATGACCTAATAAATGTGGTTGTGAAAAAACAATTTTCCGAATAAGTCTCTCCACATCAAGACTGATAGCTTTCTTTTTTAAAAATTGTCTGGATTTACCTCCGGGAATTCCTGGAGGTCTGCCTACTTTTCTTTTTGTCTTTTCTATAGTCACTAAGAAGATCCATTACTTTCTTCTACAACCTGCATCTGAGCTCTTCGCCCTGCAGCCTCTGCCATCTGTGCCATCTTCGCAATACCTTCACCCATCTTCGCAAGTCCGGTATCGGAATCTTCATAAAGTTTAATATATTTAGAAAGTTCTCTTCTGGCCTCACCACGATTAGCAAGTTTAATTTCGTAAGTTACAATATTAGGATTCTTAGGATGCATATTTGTTTTAATACTTTCAACACAACATCTCCACTCCAGAGGAATATCATCGAGGCTCGTAAATCTCGGACTTCCATTTCCGTTGATGAACATTGCCGGATCATAAAAAGCCTGTTTATAAAGTTGCCCAATAATATCATTTTTAAGAGTCATACTCATGGAATCAATTTCCCATTCCAGGATACGCTGGATACCCTGTCTGATATTGTCTCTCCTCATCCACTGCTGAGCCTGGTATCGTGCTGCAACTCTATTTGCATCCGTAGCAAACTCTCCACTCTTAAGCCGCACCATGGCCTCTGTCGCACTTCTATGAATCATGTACAAATAAATAAAAACTATTTCATTATCTTCAAGTTTTAAATCAACCAAACTTTCCCTGATAAGTTCTGCAGAATGAGCTTCCCCTTCCCGTTTCCGAACAAGGTCCATTTCAAAATTCATATTTAATTTTTCCGGAAGTCGATACCGGTCAAGATACTTATCCGGATCTTTTATCCACCGGTAAAAAGTATCACTGGAAATTCCGTATTTTTTTATTATGTGAATCCGGGGAACACGCTTTGCATCTTCCTGTAATATTTTTCGGATCTTATCATATTTTGGAAGTTGCCTTGCTCTGAAAGTTGCGAGGGGTAAACCGGCTTCTTCAGCATCAACTGCTTCTTTTAAAATCAGGGCTGCAGTCTCGGCTGCTTCCCCAATAGTCTCTTCAACTACATTTCCATATTCATCTGTTTCGAATGCTCTCATAAAAACAAGTATAACTCATAAAGCAGGTGATGTCAAATAGAATCAAAAGCATCATAAATAATTTTCTTTTTATGCAGCTTCGCTTCTTTTCTCATATTCGCAGTTCCACTTCCCCCAGGAAAAAGAAAAACATAATCAGTGTATGCAGCCATTTCCCGATTTCTATTATGTCCAGCAAGACAATTATATTCACTTCCGTTCCACCTGGTTTTCACAACACATGGAACCGCAGTCAAATCATCCCATAAAGCCGGAAACGGTTTCACTTTTAAATCCAGAATATCTGCACAAAATTCTCCGAACTCATCAGCCCCGGAAGCTTCTCCGGAAACGATTATTTTTATATTATATTTCCGGACCATTTTCCGCACTAATTTAAAATCGGAAAGTGAACCATCAAAGTCTCTTCCTCCGGCAACGACAAGTGAATTATTTTTCACGAAGTGAACTCCTCACATTGATTATAGATTAAATAAATAAAAACGGCAAGAATCAACTTTCTGCATATGGTGCTTATTGTTGAATTACATTTATTCCGATAAAGAATAGTTCTCAAGAGTATATCCAGCATTATTCATAAGGAATCCGGGACCTGTAAAAAGCACAGTTCTAAACTCTTTTCTATTATCAGAATTACCCCGGATTACCAGATTAAAAACCAGTAATATCTCCGGTTTTTCCGGCATATTATAATGTGACAGAATATCCTGCAGAACTTCTTCTTTCTTCCGCAGCACAGGTATTTTATTCTTCCCTATAACTTCAACAGTCTCTCCCAGATCCCTGGTGATCCCCACTCTGGTAATCTGCTCAATACTATCAATCAAAACATTACCATGATCCGTATTCATCATCTTTAAAATCATAAAATCCTCCATATATCTTAAGTATCATTATACACAAATTCCGGGGAAATAAAACTAAAGATTTACACCTCTCGTCAGCTACCGTTTAAATGGCAATACATTTTACGATTTGACTTTTTTGAACATATTTTTACAAAATTCACAATTTCACCAGATCCAACACAATGACAGTACAAGGCGAAAATCCAGTTTACACACATACAATGAAGAATAAATTCACGGGTCTAAATAAGTCAAGAACTTTTTAGTAACTAAAAACCATATAAATACCCAAATTTCCTACAAATTTTTTATAGAAAATAGGGCCGAACATAACTACAGCACAGAAACCCTTTAAATTACCTACAGAAGACAATAACAGGTACAGGAGAGACAGAAGTAATAGAACCGGAGAAAAGGTACCAAAACAAGCTAAGGAGTGTATAGAAGAGCAGGAGAAGCATAATGGTACAGTATGTCAAAATTTTATTAGTACAGCATACATAAGCAGTGTTCCCTATAGGAGTGTAAACTTATATAAAATTTAGAGTTAAAGCCCCCACACCCCCTATACCTGCACCCCTGCCCATGTACTATATATGATTATCTATATATAGATATAAACAGCAATTGCATATAAACAACAATTGTTACTATGGGGTAGTCCCTCAAATCAATAGAGA